GGGGCTCGCAAGGAAATCCTTGATCTCAGCCTTCTGTTCAGGAGACAAAAGATGCTCATAACCAAGCTGTGCAGCCTGAATAAGAGGGAAAAGACGCCGCCGCATAAGACTTCCAATGCCACGAAACCTCTGGCCTTTGCCCTTGGGCGGTGGTTCGTCAGGCAGGGACAAAGCCGCCGTCTTGGCAATAAGCGCGGGTAAATTAGAAGAGTCCACGGGCCGTGGCTTATTCTCTATGCCGGTAATAGTATTTGTCTCGGGGTCTCTCCACAGATTGCTTTTCGCTAAAGTAGAGTCGATTTCTTCTAGCGTTGGAAATAGGGTCTGTTCTTTTGGTAACTGCTCCCACCTTTCAGCCCCATACTGCTGCTCCATTGGAGTTGCAATGTTTCGTTTTTTGCCAAGGGCGGGTATGTCTGGATGACGTAAGGGGATGCGCGAAGCTGTTCCTACGTCATCCCCAAACAAAGCCACATACGCATCGTTGACAGGCAAGTATTCAACCCAAAAACGATTTTGCTTCATGTTTTCGTTTGCAGGTTCTGTGTTTGGTGGCACGGAGGTTAGATCAGGAATTTTAGGTGGGCCCCCATCCGCCATGTGCAAAATCTCGCTGGCGTATATTGGACCGCCGTGGGCTTTTCCAAGTCCAGGCTTATCCGCTAATGCGGGATCAAAATCAGCAAACTCAGAGCGGATTTGAGACTCATCCACTACAAAATAATCTTTAATTCTAGGTTGGCCTGGAGCTTCCCTGTGTTCGTACTCTACAATTACACTGTCATAGCCCTTATCTATTACCTCTGTTTGCAGCCAATTAGCCCTATCTTCGGGGGAGGACTTACCGATCTCTCTTTGCCTGCTCCAAGAAATTGTTTTAGGATTCTCCATTCTTAACCTCACAGGAAGAATGTTAACCCCCGAAGCGCCCTCATCCAGGTTTCTTTTGTTTTCACCATAAATCTTGGCCGAAGTTGGAGAACTAGAAGCGTAAAGTCCAGGGCCCAACCATCCCGAATCTTTCCGACCTGGGTGACCAATTACATACCTATCACCCTGTAAGGCCCCAGCCTCACCCTTGTAAGCAACAACAGTATGACCAGTTCCTCTCCTACGTGCCGCCAAAAGGTTTTTATACGTCCTGTCAAAGGACGGCCCCTCGGTAGCCAGAATATCTTCCGCCACAGGTCTTTCAGGAGCGACAATGATCTCGTTCATAAGAGCGCGGACTTCAGGATCTGAAGGGTGCCCAAGGAGTTCTCCCGTCTGTTCCCAACCAGGACCCCATTGCAGCGATGTGCGCTTGCGAGGACCTGTCAGCCCTCTAGGACCTAACGAATGAACCCCCTCGTCCTTCTGGATTCTCGATTTTATATCAGCAGCACGTTTCGTCTCTACAGGGCTTCGTTTTGGACTGGTGGTTAACCGGGAATAATAGTCCTTTATGACGTCTTTCAAGTCTTGTCTTGTGGGCATTTTTGAGCCCGTCAAAAGACTTCCTGGCGTTTCCCTCGGTCTTGTGCCCCCTAAAGCACCAAGCCCCAGCCCCTTTGCGGCTCCCATTAATGCTTTTATTGTGCGAACGGGAGGGAGGTTAATAGCGGTTTGGTGTAAAACCTCCACCTCGTCGGGATCAAAACCTCGCTGAAGCGAACCGCCCTTAACGCCACCCTCTATTTGATACTGTAGATTAGCGTCCTGTATTGCAGCATCGCGCTTTCGAAGGTCGGGCTTCTGGCCATTATCATCAACCATAATACGCCGCAAACCTCACTGTCTTCGGTTCGTCGTCATGGTAATCCGTTGGAAGCTGAACAAAGTTGCCCTGCCGGTAACGCATCAAAGCCTGTGTGGTGCTGTCTACCAAGTCGTCATACTCCCCGTTGGGAAAGGCCGCGCATTCCTCAATGACCTCTTCCGCCCACCGCTCGTCCGGAGCCCAAATCGCGCCCGATTCAAATAGTGGCGAAATCGAATGAACCCGCGATAACTTATCATTACCACGGCTAGGGGTAAAGTTCACAACAGGAATGCCAACGTTCCGTAGCTCATGGGTCAAAGGTAACCCAGAAGCCTTCGCTTCGATGATGACCGTCTCCGGATCCCAAAACTTATACTGCTCCAACGCAATCGCCTTCAATTCCGGAAATTCCCACCGGCCCTTCTTGGCATCTAGCAATATCAAGTTCGGCGGTCCACCCGCTTCGTCAGGATAAAATACGCCCCACGTCGTTATCGCGCTAAAGTCCGCCGTCTCCCGCTTGCTATACGCCGTGTCGTAACTCTGAATAACGTACTGAAGATCCGGTACCTTCTCCTTGTCCCAAAGTCGCCACCACTCCCGCTTGAGGATCGATATCTCGTCGCCAACCGGATTCTGCTGGTATTGAGCATTCCACTTATATGGCGGCACAGAATACTTGACGCTGTTCAACTCATCTATAGACCAAAACTCAGGCCAACATGCCTTTCCAGAAGGCAGCACCGCAGGAAGCTCTACGACCTCCCACTGATCCGCCTTCGGGTCCTTCATCTGAGCCCGGACCAGTTGTCCCGTCATGTCCTTCTCAGACCAACGAGTCTGTACCAAAACGATAGCCGCCCCCGGCTGGAGCCTCTGTCGAGGTCCGCCAGTGTACCAGTCCCAGGCGTCGTCAAAACCCGTGTTGGACATGGCCGTCTGTTCCGAATGCGGATCGTCAATGATCAGTAAATCCGCACCACGACCGGCCAAGTTCGACCCAACGCCCACGGCGTAGTACATCCCGCCCTGTTTCGTGTCCCAGCGGCCCGCCGCCTTGCTGTCTACCGACAACTGCGTATCAGGAAATATCTCCCGGTACTCCTCCTCCTCCAAAAGGTTCTTTACCTTCCGGCCAAAGTTCACAGCAAGTTCCGTGGTGTGCGTGGCCTGAATGATTTTAAGTTTTGGATTGAGCCCGATCATCCACGCGGGAAACAAAAAGCTGGCGAACTCCGACTTCGTGTGCCGTGGGGCCATGTTGATGATCAGGCGCTTCAGTTCGCCCTTCGCTACGCGCTCGAATTTCTCCGCAATCGTTCCGTGGTGATGGCCAAAGATGAAGTCCGGCCACATCGCATTGACAAAGGGTAAGAAGCTGTCTCGACACCTGTCCACCTTCTCCAATTGCGCCAAGCGCAGTTGAAGCTTCAGCTTCTTGTCAAGAAGTTCCGGGGGACCCTTAAAATCCATCGAAGACGACGTGTCCTTTATTTTCGGCCCGAAGCAAATGCGGAACCCGTTAAAATAGCTCCAAAGGCTAAGTGGAATAACCCTCCGCCCATTAGAGTAAAGGGATTATGCTGCCCTGTAAGCTTCTTCATCAGTTCCATTTGTACCATAGGCTCTGGGGTGGAGTTAATGATCTCCATGAACAAACTTATGTTCGGTCGATTGATTCCATACCAAATAGGAACGAACATAAAATCATAAAAGCAGATCAGTAAATATATAATCAACGCCGTCCAACGCCACGTCATCGTAGCTTTTTCGTGCGCGGATAGCTCGACTTTATGAGCTTCAGGTTCTTCGGTCATCCCTAATACTCATTCTCTACGACCTCCGTTATGCGGGACCAATCCAGAGGATCCCCAAATTCCGCAACCGGCTTCGCATCCTTTATACCGCCCATGGTCAAAGGAACGACCTGTTCCGGGGGATACAGAAAAAGTCTCGGCTCCGATTCCTTCGGATCATGCCGGACAAAAAGCCATACGCTGGCATGTTCATGCCGCCGAAAGAAGCCTACCTGATGCGGCGAAAGTTTTACCGAATTGTCCTTGGTGTACTTCAACTCTATCAGATGAAAACGCCCCTTGGCATCACACACCAGAATATCAGGAACCCCCGGAAGTGCCCAACTCTCCAACCTCGTCATCGTCCAGTCCACGTCGCTCTTCCCGATCCCCTCCTTCATCTTCTTCCAGAACCCGCCCTCGCTCTTCGTGGACGCCGCCGCTGGCATCGTGCGTGGGCGATCCTTCATCCTCTTCGGGCGTGACGTCAATAAGGCCATCCGTGTAGCTCTCCTCTAGCTTCTTCAACTCTTCCAAAACCTCGTCCTTGCTCATGGAGTCTATGCTGCCATACCGAACCTCAGAACGAGAAACGTAAATGTCCCCCTGGGCCATGCCCCGCGCCTTCTCTGCCTGTACCGCCGCAGAGTACGCACCGTTCTGTACAGCATCGTCCCGGATGTTCTTCAAATCCCGAACATGACGCTCATACGTGACACCATATTTCGCATCCAACTCCGCTTGCTGCCGCCGGATCTCAGCAACAACATGCGGCGATATCTCAACATTCGTAAGCTCCCACGCCCGAGAGTGCGCGGATCTAGGTGCGTAGCCCGCGCGTATCGCGGCGTCCCTCATGGTGATCATGCCGTCGTTGGCGACCAACTCGCCCACGAACCGGCGCTGCTTGGGCGTCAAAGGTCTGTCAACGCCCTTCGGTACGTTTCGTTTTTGTACAATTTTTTCGAACTCCGTTGAATTGACCCGATGAAGGGGTTTTCGTACTTCAGGCATTCGGTACCTCCTAAAAATGAAAAATTTTTTACCCCCAAAAGGGGACCCTGAAGGCTTTTTATATACGGGTTATAGCATAAAAAAGCCAGTTCATTTTTACCTCGTATCGTTTGTGTGAAACATGCACCTTGTGCCCGGGCGGCTGCGGCGGCGGCGGTTCGCGGATTTTTGGCTGTTTTCCGCCATTTTCAAGTATTCGATCTGACCCGATAGTAACGGGCCCCTGGCGAAAGTATTCGCCGGCCGCGGGGCATGTATTCGCGCAAGTATTCGTGGGGCGCCTGGCCGGATCTATTCGGCGTGAATACTAGGCGCGATACTTGGCCCACGGGCCGGGG